TGGTGCTGCAGAGCAGCGGTGGGTTTTTGATCCTGCCTCTAATAGGCTACACTTGGGTGTCCCCCCCCTGTGTGTTGGTTTCACCAGGGGCCCAGTGGTCCAGTCTACCTACAGCGGTTGGCAGCTTGCAACGTCGGGTGACTAGCCCGGTCTGCCATGTTCCCGTCCGCCACCACAGCTCGACTGGTTAGCGCTCGGAGCTACCGTTTGGGGTCTTTTTAAATGTGGTGTGGCCGCTCGAGCCTGGTCAGGATTCTACGGTTTCGCCTATCGGCCTGACCTCCTAAGGCACCTACTTACGCCAAAGCGTCAACTAGTGATACGTAAGACGTTGTTGCTATTGAGGATCCGGCTAGCTGTAGCTGCAGCGCCCAGTACCCTCCCGGCTGAGCCGAGTGGATTCACAACGCTGCGTACAGCTTGAATGGCCATTGCCCCCTGCGAGCTAAACATCCATTGAGCTGCGGTGCCCAGCACCTGCAACACATCATTAAAGTTGCCCCCCGTAGACGGTCCAGGCAGGCCCGCACCATTCCCAGCGGCACCGGAAGCATTGACCTTGGGCACCCACTCAAGCACAGCCGTGTGCTTAAGTGCGAGTGCCTGTCCTGCAATGCCAGCACCACATATAATGATCGAACTGTTCCCATAAACCTCAGTCGCCAGGTTTTTGTCCATAAACAACTGGTCAGTCTCGTTCGGGACCCATTTAACCTCATGTTTCTTGGATCCACAACGGGCGACCTCCTGGCAAAGAGGCAAAAAGGTGGCAGTACTCACAGTCTGAGAATTGGTCACCGGCTTACCTGAGTTATACCCAAGGCCAATCAACCCAGAGCGATTTTGCTCGGAACCTGTATACTCAACCTCTACGCAATAAGCAAGGGCACGAGCTTTATATGCCTGGTCCATAATGGTGCCTGTCCACTGATTACCGGCAGATCCTAAGACGCCGCTGGCTCCAGCGATGCCTTGGCCCAGCAACACACCAACAGACATGCACCACTGAGCGGGCGACACAACAATCTGGAAATCAACATTGCTCGCTGTCAGAGGATACTGGTACCACTCCAACCGCGTTACATAGGACCCCTGGTCCCCACGTCCATAGACTGGATGTACGAGAGGCCCCCTGCATGGGTCAGCAAGCATGTGCGCATGGTTGATTTCAGCCATGCTGCGGCGCGATTGCACTCTGACAACCTTGCCGCCAACACGAGCAGTGCCGGATTTCTTCCGGTATTCTGCCACCTCCTTGGCAATACGGCTAAGACGCTTGGCTTTCTTTGAAACCATTTTGAGCTATTTGCACCACTTCTGCGCTACTGGAGTCACCAATAGCGGCGGCATGGCCGGGACCGGGTGGTCGCGCAAGTGCTGCTCCAAATACCGCTGCTCGTCAGGGAGGATCCCGAAAGCAAGGGCGAAGGACACCCGTGTCTCCGGGCTGATTGTCCTGTACCCGCGGTTGAGCCCTCTGGCCAGGTATCTGAGCCCCACAATGTTGCGGGATTCCGACATTATCCTGGAAGATTTGCCTACAAAGGCAAGGCTCTTGTACAGCTCTTGAAAAATCGGCATGCCCCCAAGGGCTGCCATCCCCGAGTCTCCGATGGCACCACAGTATGCCCGGAATCCTTGATCAAGAGGGAGAAGTGACACCAAATCCTTGGTGATGGCAACGTGTGGGTCACGGCACATGATCCATTGGTCCCCCCCCCAGACTGGCTGCGTCTGGCAGAACTTAATCTGTTCAAAGGTGTCGACCAACTTCTCCTGCACCATAGTGAAGCCCAACTCACCAAACCACTCTTCCAGCCCCTCCACGAACCGCAACCCATCTGAGCGGTCCATGATCACAACACAGTCATCTCCATTGTTGGCCAGCCGGCATCGTATGCCCTTCTTCCTGGCCCACTCCCAAACCATGCCGCACATCAGGAGGCAATTGCCGAGGGAGGTGTTGATGTCACCGGACATCCGACACCCATCAACAGAGTACTTGACCTTGTACTCCCCGACGTAAGCTCGCCCGATGTTTTTGACCTGCCACCGAAGCAGCCGTGCCAACGCAGCACGATGCGCCCCCTGGAAAGCGCTGCAATAGACCTCATGTTCCCACCGCAAAGCGTCAGCACTCACATGCTGATCAAAGCGGCTGGCATCAAGGCCAATAGCAATGGGATTGGAGAACTGTTCCCACATACCGCGCAGTGCAGACGCCATCTGCGCGGCATTCATTCCTTTGAGCACTGTGTACCCGCCCCACACCGCTGCAATGGCTGCGTACACCTTGGCTTCCAGGGGCCGGAGGTACACGCCCACCGCGGCATTGTACCGTGGTGACCTCGGCTGGATCAGCCGAGGAGCTGGGTCTGGTTTGGAACTGAAGTTAATTTTCTCTGCCTTCACAAATGCCTTAATCCATGCGTCGACCCTACGCACTGGAGTAGCAACCAAGCTTTCCACCGCGCGTTGATAGATCGCCTTCTTCCGGCCACGGTAATATTCCACAAACTTGTTGTAGTCAACCGGGCGAGACCGGGGCAACCGTCGCGTGATTTGGTTCTTGAATTCCTGCAAGGTTGCGGCAAACAGGCCTGGAGAGGGTTTTGGTGGAGGGCCCAGACCCTCACTGGTGACCACAAAGTACACCCGTTCCACCAACCCACGTAGCAAATTGCGCAGCGAATTGTTGTGTATTCCCCAGTTGAGTCCAGCTCCAAACCCAGCCAGGTACCACACACGCCGCGTCTTCGATGGACGTCCTCTCCCACGTTCAACCACCACGGGGACTCGACTTAGGTCTACGTCAACCTTGGTGTCGACCCCTGACCGCTTGAGTAGGCACCATCAAATAGAGGTCCACCACCCCTTGAGGCGGTTATACTCATTGATGTACCATCTGGCCGCCGGCGTCTGCCTGGCTACCAGCTCATCGATCTCCTCCTGGCACGGTATGAACACGAGAGCACGAACCTTAAACATAAGTCGCGCCATGTCAGATTTGCGGATGGCGCCATGTTGCTCCATGGCATCCTGGATGTAGCGGGCAGCGAGCAGCCTGTTGTCATTGGTAAGGTCAGGAGTTCCTCCGAACCTTCCTTTGACCTCCATGGCCAATCTCATTGCCACACCGGCTCTTCCGACAATGCGTCCTCCCTGAATTTCAATCTCCACGTCTTCATCGGCATGCAGTTCCTGATTGATGTCGTATGACACCCCATACGCCGTAGCACCTCGGTACAGCTTGTTGAGGACCTTATGCACTAGGCGGCTCAGCCAGACCACAACGATGGCCAGGACAATGTACCTGTAGTGCGCCAGGCCCTCCCACACCAGCAAAGCGAGGTTGGTCACCAGTTCCACGGCCGCCTCAGTCAAGGCGATGGTGTCACCAGCAACACGACACGTTGTGCGCGACTGGTTGAGCATGCCCGGGCCAGCATGGCACATGCCAGCCCAATCATACGCAAGCAAGAGGCCGCGAACGGCCGCCATCCCAGAGCCACGTACAGCAGTGTGGTCAAGCAAAAGACAAGGACACCAAGCATGGGTGGTCAGCCCAAGCTCAGGGGGATGCTAATATCAGA